CAGTCCAACTGCCGGCGATGAGTTTGTAGAGGCTGGTCGCGGTGCCCGCGAACACCACCCATCCCCCATTCGAATTGCGAGCCACCGCCATTCCCACGCAGGTCGAGGGCAGCGTATTGGTCCCGAATGGGGCGAGCGCCGGGATGGGTCCATAGCCATTGGGCAGCGAGAAGACATTCTTTGCGACCGCGAGTAGCCTGCCCAGTCCCGCGGCGTCGGTGGCGTCGACACCCGCGCTGTCAGGGGCCCAGGGCCCGAAGGGGATGATCATGTTGAGAACCCGGAAGTCAGAACTCGGAAATCAGAAATCGGAAGTCAGAACCCGCAAGTCGGAAATTGGTAATCTCTTCTGATTTCTGATTTCTGACTTCTGATTTCTGATCATGACGTGCCTGAATAGATGTTGAAGGATTTCGCCCGCACCCCGAGCGCAGGGTCGACTTCGAGGATGGCAAGCGATTCGCTTCTTGCCTCCTTGTGCAAAATTTCCTCGATCGCGAGGTCAAGCCTCTGATGCACGCCGGTGAGATAGCTCGCATCCTCCGTGAACAGGCCCGATTCCACGAGCGCCGCGAACAGGTAGACATCGGGGTGATTGCTCAACAGCCAGTTGGTGGTGGCCGTGTCGGAGAGCGCGAAGGACTTGCGATAGCGGAAGGTGAAAGTGTGCGCCTGGTCGCAAGGGCAATCGACGTCGATATTCGCGCCATTGACGGCCCAGGCCTGGGGCGTGCCATTCGTCATTCGATAGCGCATCGTGCTTGCATCCTGGGCCGCGAGCCGCACGAAGTCCCCGAATGTCGTGAGCTGGAGCCTGATCGGCTCGACAAAGTCGGTGGGCAGCGCCAGCGTGCGCAGCCCGATGGTCCCGGTCAGCGGTGTGTCCGCCTGCATCACCCGCAGGCGGAGCAGCCGATTAAGGCGTGACTCTCCGAGCGCGATGAATTCCGGCACCCGGGCCGTGAAGGCCGCATCGCCGCTCCGGTCAAGCCAATTCGCGACTGCCGTCTGTAGTTCGGAATAAGTCGTGATGGCCATCGCGCACCCGTCTTGATGCAGAAGGGAAAGATGAAGGGGCACTGAAGTGGCGCAATAAGCTATTGCGCCCTACTCGCTATGTGCTGGAGATGATGTGTCCGGGTGCAACGCAGCATGCGCAAACAATCTTGCGCGGTCCGCGCAAAGCCTGACTGCGTCGCGCCGTAACGTATCCGAGACAACGAACTCGAAGCTGGGCTCGATTTCACCAATCGCGATTGGGGTCTAGTCCCCCGCTGCGTCGCTCGGGCCAAGCTTTGCAAGCTCGATCTCGTGAGGATGATCACCAGGACAGGGCCTCTCAGCCCAACCCTTGGGCAGCTTCTCTCCTGGCTTGAGGTCGAAGATTTTCGCCTCGCCCTTGCGGTAGCCGAAAGTCGGGATGGTCTTGGCTTCATCAGCCATGTCGCTTGCTCCTGATCACGGGAATGTGGGGAGGGACAGGGCGCCCCTCCCCAACCAATATCAGTTGTTGGCCAGCCGGCAGGCGAGTTGCGCCCGGATCGTCTTGTAGCCATAGAGGACATCGATGCGACAAGGGAACTTGTCGTTGTTGATGTCGTACTGGCGCACGATGCGCATCGAAACGCCATCGAGAGTCTGGCGCGAGGCGAAGTCGACGCCATCGGGCATCACCAGGTCGGCGGTGCCGAAGGCGAAGGCATTCTTGTGGTAGGCGACCGAAATGCCATAGGCGGTCGAGGCCGTTCCCACCACGGTGATGACCGCAGAGTTCGCCGGCGACCCGCTCACGTTCTGGGTCGCGCCCGAGACCGTGATCGAGGGGCTGATCGGGATCGTGGCATTGCCCGTGCCGTCCGAGGAGGTGTCGGCGGTGACCACGAACTGCTGCAGGATGCTGGTCGCGTTCTTGGTCTCGGGGTGGACCTTGAACACGCTCGCGATGGTGAAGACATCGCCTCGCTTGAGCACCGCCGAAGATGCCGTCCAGCCATTGGTGACGAGCGAGGCCCCGGTCTGGGCGCCGCCGTTGACCACCGGGCTCCCGGCCTTGGTGCCCACGGTCTGGGTTGGCCACAGTGTGTTCTCGTAGAAGTCGAAGCCTGCCGTGCGGCCCATCATGCCTTCCCGGTACTGCTGCTTGAGCGCACTCGCATCCTGGAACAGGCCCTTGAGGGCATCGACCAGGTCGATATTGTCCTGGGTGTTGAGGTTCGCCGAGCGATCGTCGTCCATGGGCGTGAGCGCGTCGTTGAGGATCTTGCGCCCTTGGAGGACCTTGTTGAAAGTCATCGCCGCGCCGACATTGTTCACCTGCTGATAAACGTCCTTGTACATCGACATCGCATCGGATTCGATGTTCGAGGCGAGAACGGCCATCGCCGGCTGAATGATGCGCTTCGAAAAATCGTCCAAGGAGAGCGTGAGCTCGTTCGAGGTGAAGTTCACGTCGACGCCCTTCTGGGTCGCAAGCTGCAGGCTGACGCTTGATTCCGTCGTGTCCTGCGCCGACAACGTCGCGCCGGTGCGGACCGTGTACTGGTTGGGCAGGCGGATTTTCAGCGTGTCGCCGATCTTCGCGCCCTGCTTGGCGTAGCTGTCGTCATAGTCACGGGTGATCGTGCCGATGAAGTTGAGCTTCTGATGCAGCACCCGCAGCGCCTCGCGGGTCACTGCGGTCGGAGTGAGAATCGTATTGGCCATGGTGGCGGCTCCTCATCTGGTGGCGAGTAGCGAATGGCGAGTGGCGAATTGAGGCTCCCCCCTATTCGCCATTCCCTATTCCCCATTCGCCATTAATTGCGTTTGCGAAGTTGTTCGTTGCGCCTCTTCACCCATTCCTCGGTCGAGAGGTTGTCGGCGAGGCCGATGGGAGGCGCGCTGGTGCGACCCTTGCCCACTTGCGTGAGGGGCTTGGGGGCCTCCTCTCGGGCGATCGATGGCTTGGCCTCCTGGGCCGCGGCTCTCTGCTTGCTGACCACCTGGTCACCGAGCCATGCCTGGTGCAGGAGCTTCACCATGCGAGCATTGTCCTCGAACCGGGTGATGTCGTCCTCGGTCAGGCCATTCCTCTTGGCGAAGTCCACGAGCTTTGAGGCAGTCTCGGCGTTCCAGCCCTTGATCTCGCGGGCGAGCACGCGCCGGCTTTCCTCGATGCGCCTGGCAAAGGCTTGCTGCGCATCGAATTGCCTGCTGCGCACGTCCTCTTCGAGCTTGCGGGCAAGGTCAGTGCGTTGATCCTTGAGCTGCTGATAGATCATCCAGTGCCGCTGGGCTTCGAGCGGGGCATCCGCCGCAAGCTTGCCCCAGTCGAGGGCACCATATTGGGCGAGCCTCTGCTCGATCGCCACGAAGCGTCCGACCTCGGCGATGTGCTGCCTTTGCGCCTCGACCTGCTTGGTGAACGCATCGCGCTCACTGTCAAGGCCGCGGCGCTGGTCGGAGAGTTCCTGGGTCTTGCGGGTATAGTCGGCATGCATCATCAGCGCCGACTTGAGGTCCTTGGGGACCTTGTAGGTCTTGCCGGCGTAGTCGACATCCTCGACGGCGTCGGCTTCGCTTGCCTCCTTGTCATCCTCCGGTTCGCCGGTCTCGCTGGCCTCTGCGCCCTCGTCCTTGATGGCTTGGAGGGCGGTCGTGTCCTGACCCTGATCGCTTGCCTTCTCTGGTGCGCTTTGGTCAGGCGCGGTCATGCCATCGAGCATGGTGGTTCACTCCTTCGGGGTTGGTGAATGGTGGAAACTCGTAGGTTGGGTCGAGCCCTTCGCGAGACCCAACACGTCGAAGTCGCGCGATGCAATACGAGCCACATGTGTTTGCGGCTGTTGGGTCTCGTGAAGAACTCGACCCAACCTACGGAGTGGCTCGACGCTTATTCCCGCAGCAAGACTTCAGTCCCAGGACCGAAGCCCCTCCTTGCTGCACGCCGCGCTGGGCTCCGAAGGTCATGGCCCGCAAGGCTTTCCGCATCTTGCCGAGCTTTTCAAAGATCGAGTCGGTAGGACCTCAGGCTGATTTACCCCGCCCGTCGACCGCAGCCATATGCGGCTAGGCGCGAATGAGGTCCGAGTCGAAAGCTCAACCAGGAGGCACGACCATGTTGACCAGGATCATGATGGCTCTTGCCCTCATCCTCGTCACCGCAACGGCGTCCTCGGCGGCGGCGAAAAAGCCGGGCACCCACCCATCCTTTGACGTCTATGACGGCCTCGACTACGGACGCGGCTGCTGCAGTCCCGGCGACGCCTGGGACATGATTCGGCAGCGTAATCGCACCGAGAGTTGGGGTTGAGGGGACTGTCAGGCGACCG